TGACCACGCGCCGCGCATTGGTGCCGTCATGCGCCGCGTTGACCAGGGCGGCCCGCCCCGCCGTTGTGAGTTTGAAGATGATGCCTGTCATGGATGCTGCGGGTTACTGCACGGCCATATCCAGCCGGGCGTAGGTGACAGGGCGGCCCACGGCGGCGAGCTTGACCGCTGCCGTGGTGGCGATGCCCTGGATAAAGGTGAAGTGAGAGCGCAGGGGTTTGACGCGGGACACCTCGGCCATCACGTCCTGCACAAAGGCGGCGCTGGCCTGGCTGCCGTCCTGGCCGGTCATCGTGAAAACCAGCTCAAACGTGTGCGGCGCCCCCTTGGGGGTGGTTTGCCACCATTCCCGGATGCTGATGGCGCCACCAAACGCGGCCACGGTGTCGCGCACGCTTTTGATGGTCCCGCGCTGTCGCTGCACTTGGATGGCGTTGCGCACGATGGCGCGCTTGATGTGTTCGGGCCAGTCGCTGCGCCAGGCTTCCACACCCATCTGCCAGGCCAGCCAGGGCAGCAGCTCCAGCGGGCAGGTATCGGGGTTCCACAGCGCACGATGGGGTTGGGGGATGCTGGACAGGTGCCTGGTTAGCACCGCTTCCGCCGCTCGATCGAGGGCCGAAGCGTTCGGGGGCATCAGTGAATCAGTCAATGGTGCCCCCGTAGGTGATGTCTATGGCGGTGCACCAGCTGGCTTGCGTGCCACCCACCACCACATCGGCGGCGGGGCTGGTCAGCTCTACACGGGCCACGCCGTCGATGTGCAGCGCCGCGTAGATGCCCGACAGCGTGGGCATGCGCCCGATGCGGTGCATGGCTTCGGCGTAGTCGGTGATGCGCTGCTGGGCTGTGGTCAGCACGCTGGACGAATCAGGGCCGGGCAGGGTGTAGAGCTGGCCTGTTATCTGGTAGGGCACGATGCCCGCCGCCTGGACGATGACCTCATCGGTCAGCGGGCGCACGTCCTCGGCGTTGACGGCGGCCGCCACGGTGTCCAGCAAAGTCTGGTCGGGCACGCCACTGCCCTGGCGCGCCAGGACGGACACGATGACCGTGCCCGGCGCCGGGCTGGTGGCGGCGGCGTCCAGCACCTGGCCGCTGGCCGTCTTGGCGTGGAACACGTAGGCACCCACGGGCCCGGCCACGCTGTATCCGCGTGGGGCCATCTGGATGCGCTCCCGGAATGCATCGTCCCCTTCCATCACCGCTTCGGTGGGTGGCAAGGTGCTGGGGTCTGCGGCCTGGATGGTCAGCCGCTGCACGCCAAAGAAGGCGGCGAGCTGGTCCAAGTCGCTGCCACGGGCGTAGGCCAGCATGACGGCGTGCGCGCTGTCGTTGCGGTCGCTGCGCTCCACCATCAGCTGAAACGCCAGTCGCTGCAGCCATTTGGTCAGCGGCTCGGATTCCAGCTGCAACGTGGCCGCGATGTCTGCACGCTGGGCCAGCGGCATGGCGTCCACCATGTCGGCCTTGAGCGTGGCCAGGATGGTTTCAAAGTCGGGCACAGCCACCACGGCGGGAGCTGGCAGCTTGCTCATGTCGATGATCTGCGCGTTACTCATGCCCGCAGACCTCCGGCCAAGGTGACGGACTGGCGCATGGCCGTGGCCTGACCCTGGTCCACGCGCTCGATCTGCATCACTGCACGGCCTGCGGCGTCCATTTGCAGGACGGTGCGGCGTAGCCGGGTGCGGGGCTCCCATTTCATGATGGCCTGGGCCGTGGCCGCCTGCAGCCGCAGGATGTTGGCCGGCGTCATGGGCTGGTCAATCAGCCTGGGGATGTAGCTGCCATAGCCGCGCCGCATCACCCGCGACTGAATGGGCGTGGTCAGGATGTCCGCGATGGACTGGCTGATGTGGGCGCGCAGGCTGATGCGGCGGCCTGTGGTGGCGTCCATCATGGCAAAGGCCTCGAGGTGTTCCCGCCGCCTGTCTGCACGCCCCCGTGGGGGTGATTGCGCAAGCTGATGTCGCCCGCCACCACGTCGCCCGTGGTGCGCACGTCGCCATCGATCTGCGCCGCGCCGGTGGCGCCCTGTGCCATCCCGCTGCCCTTCATGCCGCCCTGGTAGGTCAAGGTGCCTTTGACCAGGCAATGGCCGGTCATGGTGGTTTGCGGGCTGTCGATGGTGACGCTGCCCGGGGCTGTCAGGGTGGCGGTGCCGCCTGCCGGCAGTGTGGCCGCCAGGGCGTGCGCCGCGTGGTCGTACTGGACCACGGCGCCATCGGGGTAGCGGGTGACGGTCTGGCTGGGGTTGTTGCTGGGGGCGGGGTGTTGGGTGCTGTTGAGCCCCACCAGCACCACCGCTGCGCCCAGGTCGCCGCTGGGGGACAGTACGGTGGCCTGCTCCCCCACCGTGGGCGGGTTCCAGGTGGTGGTGCCGCCGGCGCGGCACTCATGGTAGGGGCGCCAGTCGGTCGTGAGGTCGCCAATGGACACACGCACGCGCGCAGGCTGGTCTGGCCCGCCGTGGTCCACGGCGCTGATGACGCCCACGCGCACGATGTTGTGCAGCAGGCGTTGCAGCTCGGAAATGGCAGTCGATGGGTCGTTCGGGGACATGCGGCCAATGTGCCGCCGCAGTCTGCGCGGCGCACCATCTGGCTGTTGTGGCGGAGCTGGTGACTGATTCAGCCGTCCATCAGGTGCTGCAGCAGGATGTCTTCGACGGCCTGCAGGTCGGTGTCGGTGAAGCCCAGCAGTTCACGGCGGGGGTATTGCACCTCGGGGCTGGTGGGGTCGCTGCGGTCCACCCGGTCGCGCAGGCCCAGGTGGTGGACCCGGGCGACATAGGCCACGCGCGGATTGATGCCCACGCTGGCCAGGTCTGCGGTGGCCCGGCGCGGCAGATTGCGCAGCTTGCGCAGGCCCATGAACATCTGTTTGCGGATGGCGCCGGTCTTGGCGGCCAGCTGCGCCCGGGGGCGACGGGGCACATACGGCGTGCCATCCGGGTTGCGCTGGCTGGCGATGCGCTGCACCTGGCTGCGCTGCAGGTACTGGGCCACCTCGCGCATGGCTGCCCGGCGCTGCTGGGGTTGCAGCTTGTGCAGCAGCGGCTGCGCCCAGTCCGCCAGCTCTTTGAGGGCATCAGCCATGGGCTGTATCCCGGGTGATGTGCCACTCTGCCCCGATCTTGTCACCCAGGTACAGGGTGTAATCGCCCGTGGCGTAAGGGGCCGGATGAATCACCTCGCCCTTGTGGGTGGCGGTCAGGCGGCGGTTACCGGCTTCGTCGGCATCTTCTCGGACGATGACGGATTCCGTCAGGTCGATTTCCACCACGATGTCCGACTTGTCATGCGCCAGGGGTTCCACCTCAAAGCGCAACGCCTTGCTGGAAGTTTCTTTGTTCTGCAGCAGGTCTGGCTGGTGGGTGGTCAGCCAGGCCAGCAGCGGAATGGCCAGCAGGTCCAGGCTGCCCACGAAGTCCAGAAACACCAGGCGCAGGGTGAAGCGGTATTCAAAGGACAGCGATTGCCCGCTGCGCGACACGATGTTGCCGCGTTCCACAAAGATTTTGAGCTGCTGGGGGTCGGTGGCCAGCTGCGGGATGCAGCGGCGCAGGTACTCGCGCAGGGCGGCGGGCTTGTTCATGGCGTGGCGTTCACGGCTTGATGGACGGCGTTGTATCGGTCGATACAGGTGTTGAGGTCGCGGATGGCTGCATCGCCCTGGGCGGTGATGCGGAGAAGCGCTCCAGCATCTGCTGGGTCAAGTTCGGCACTCGCTTGGCCAGGCCCAGGGGCGGCACGGTCGGCGCCGCCCCCAGTGGCTGGCGCGCTGGTGGTGCGGACGTGCAGGCGGATAGCGCCGCTGCGCAGATCAGTGCCCAGGCGGGCGATGGCTTCTTGGGCATGTGCTTGGTCCTGTTGGTGCCGGTCGATGAACTGGCCCAGCACACCGGCCAGCTGGGCGCTTTGCTGGATGCCCTTGGCCAGTGCGTTGGCGTCTTGCTTAGACTGCTGGGCCTGGGCGGCCAAGCGGCCCCGCTGCTCGGCCCGCTGGTCCACCCCGTAGAGGATGGCCACCGCTGCCAGCGGCAGCAGCAGGCGGGCCAGCATGGGAAGGAGGGCGGCGGCGCTCATGCGGGCAGGAAGGGCGTGCCGCCCAGGAATTCGCCCAGCGCGCGGTTGAGCTGCCAGCCGTACTGGAATGCCTCATCCTTGGGGCGGCGCTCGGCCAGCTCCAGCAGGTAGTTGGACTGCTGGGCCGCCACCATGCCGAACAACACTCCCGCCCCCTCGCGGCCACGCTTGGCCAGGAAGGCACGCAAGGCGGCCAGGGTGATGGAGCCTATACGGCCATCCGGCACAAGGTCGGGGTAATCCGCCTGGTTGCGGTTGAGCACGTTCAGCACGCGCTGCAGGTGCTTGACGGCGGTGGTCTGGCCGGCCAGCACACCGAAGTCCAGCAAGCAATCGGCCAGCGCGGGATACAGGGCATCGACCTTGTGGAAACCAGGCTCTACCCAGTAGCGGCGCAGGTAGATGGTCTGTGCGGTGTCGCGGGGCAACTCGCGCATGGCGCCGGTGTAGCCATAGGCGCGGGCCGTGGCCAGGGTGATGCCGTACTTGGTTTCCCCGCCGCTATCGCGGGGGTCGTAGACGTAGCCGCCCTCGCGCTCGATCAGGTCGTTGATGTATTCAATCGCGCTCATGGTTTGGGCTCCTGCGCGGGGTCTGCGGTGGTCTTGGTGCTGCCGGTCGCAGGCCGGCGCAGGCCGTTGATGTCGTCGCGCACGTCCTGGGCCATCTCCGTGATGGTCTTGCCCTCGCTGCGCTTGAGCCACAGGAACACGGCGGCCATGATCCAGGGCCCCGGAATGGACGACACCACGAACACGCAGCCGGTGATGACAAAGAAGCCGGCAATGGCGGGCAGCTGCGCCAGGTAGGCCAGCCGCACGCCGGCATCAAAGATGCCGGGCCAGTGCTGCATCAGCAGCACCAGGGCGGGCACGCCCATGACGAAGCCGCTGACCAGGCAGGCCAGCACGCGGCCCAGCAGGTCGTTGCGCGGGTCATCGCCACGCAGCGGAACGAAGCGCAGGCCCAGCCAGAAGGCGATCAGGCTGGTGATGATGGGCAGGGAAAACAGCGCGAGTTTGTAGCCAGCAAATGTGCCAGCGGTAGAGGTAGGTTCGGCCATGTTGCAGTGGTGTGGTGGTGGGGGGCGGGTCAGTCCCATAGCGTCACGATGTGGCTGGCGGTGGGGGCGGTTGGAGGGTCCGGCAGGCGCACCAGCAGCCCCAGGGGCAGGGTGGGGCCGCGTGCGGCCAGGCCGGGGTTCAATGCGTAGGTGGCTTCGGTGACGCCCGCGGTCTGGCCCAGGTGCCGCAGGCACAACTGGTCCACGGTGTCGCCTTGTTGGGTACGCACGGTGAAGGGCATGGCTAGATCAGCTCACTGG